GACCTACAGGTTAAAAGCCCGTTGCTCTACCTACTGAGCTAAGTGTCCGTGAAATGGTAGACGATGTAGGATTCGAACCTACGACCTAAGGATTAAGAGTCCCGCGCTCTACCGACTGAGCTAATCGTCCATGTTAAACTTTAACCGATGTAGATCCGATACGCATCGGAATCTACAGGAGAGCCAACTACTCGACGTTCGATGTAGTAGGCATCGATGAAATGATCACCGTCACGAGTATACACACCGTAGGCAGCCCGCGCTTCATCTTCGGATGCATACACACCCAACAGCAACGAACCTTCCATATCGAACTCACCTAATAATGCAAAAACTTCCATAACGAATCACTTTCTCTCTGACTATATTCTCATAATAGCAGATTCGCAGAGAATGTCAAGTGCTAAATTTTATACACCCACTGCGCTACGATATGTGTCTAGGATCATATCTTCTTCTTGTCTCACATGTGCTTCCAGCTTACGAAGGCGCACAATCTTACGAACGGCCTTGGTATCAAACCCCTCACCTTTCAATTCTGAATAGACTTCCTTACGGTCAATCTTCTTCACATCAATCTCTGCTTCGATATTTTCAATACGTTCAATGAACAGACGAAGTTGGTCTACTGCAATAATATCACTCATTATATAACCTTTCTAAAAATGGATGCCCCTCTAGGATTCGAACCTAAATTGACGGTATCAAAAACCGCTCTCTTACCTTTAGAGGAAGGGGCATTGGTAGGGATGGTGGGACTCGAACCCGCACTGGAAGGATTTTAAGTCCTCTGTCTCTGCCATTGGACTACATCCCCAAACTGGAGGAAGCGGTGGGATTCGAACCCACGGTACCTTGCGGTACGACAGTTTTCAAGACTGTAGGTTTCAACCACTCACCCACGCTTCCAATAAAAAACTTCTAACGATGTCAAAGAGCAGAATACTATATACTGGTTTTTGACAAAATGCAAGAACTTTTTTAAAAATCTTCTGGTCGATATGGGTCGTAAAATCTTCCCCACATCCAGCCAGAAGGTAGTATGAAAGTAAGCGGGTCTACCAAATGCGTTTTACCACTCGGGTCGACACACCACTTTCGTCTTCTATGTCTCGCCTTCATCGCTATGAGATTGCGAGTTTCCCATGATTGGCGTCTGCCATACATAGGATTGTTTTCGTTGCGCCTTGTTCCTCGCATCTTGCGCCGAATTTTGGCCTTTGTTTCTTCTTTTAAGCCACCCCAATTAGGGTTGTTGCTTCCACTTAACGCTAGAGCAATCTTTCGTTTATGCTCCGGTGTTAAAGCCGGTATCTTCTTTCTACTGACTTTATCACGAAATGTCAACCCTTTTTTTAAACTGTCTGCTTTTTCTCTGATATATTCAATATTAGAGTTTTGTAGCAAAAGTTCTCTGGGCTTTGGTACCTGTTCCGGGTCCTTGACTAACCAGATTTCGCTTTTGTGTTTAAAGAGGAAGTATCTCACTTATAACACCTTTATCCAGCAATGTCAAGTCATGTTCGCGGTCAATATACTTAAATTCAACATTTACCGGGACAAAATCACTTAGCGCCAGAAATACATCATCAACATTCAATGCAGAACAGGTATAGACATCCAGTTGCATCAATGCAGGGTCTACTTCATCCCACACATGCATAGCAATATGGCTAGTTTCAATGATTGTTACCGCTGTTAGTCCTTGATTGCCTACCATATCTGAATAGACGGCATATGGACCCATAAGTATCTTCATATCAATCTTAGCGACCAGGAGTTTCATCCAGTCCTGAATTGCTTCTACGCATTTAGGTGGATTTTTTAATTCTGCACGAATGATTAGATGCTTATGTTCCAGAATTGCGCCCATCAAAGTATCTCCGTTTGAAAGTTCGAGAACAGCTATTTATTAGTGCTACAAACCCCAAGGTTTTTTCACACCCCAGTTTACTGGAATCTGTTGCTCTCTCACAAATATTTTTGTTACTCTTCGGAGATACTCTCGGACTTTTTTGATACCTTCTTCTTCTTAACCTCTGGCTTTTTCCAACCGGTGAGAAAACTATCTAGCACATCAGCAAGAGTAGGATAAATATCAAGAATTGTCTTATCTTTTACTGCATCCAAAAGAACTTGTTCATCAGGATGAACACCTTGAGAAATCTGCATCCATATTTCTTCGCGGCGCCACTGAGCCACATTTGCTGCGCTTCCATTAGGAAGGAGGGTTAGAATGCGTCTGAATTCCATTGTGATGGTGGTATCGGACATACCACTTGGTAATCCCTCATCCTTAGTGGGAGTCTTGCCATCAGGTAAATTATATGGACCCTGTTCATAACCTACGCCCCAAGCTAGGAAACGCATAAAAATAGAGTTGCCAAGAGAGACTGCCCGAACTCGTTCACGCAATTCATCTACGTTCTTTACCTCTGTGGCCCAGTCAAGTGCCTCATTGATATACTTAAACTTTTTAGGCGGTAGTCGTGTTGCCATTTTCAATTCGCTTTCTCAATTCGCTTGTGCTAAAGCCATGTCTACGAGAGTTGTAGTATGTTTCAATTCCCAAGTCATCGCCAGTAAATCTTTTACCGTAATAATCCTCACCAATGATACGAACATCCCAGTCATAGCATTGTAGTATATTTAGCAAGTCTTCTTCGGTCGTATATGGAATAATCTGGTCGACATACTTGCAACCCTCTAACTGAATATATCGTTCAACTAGAGATTGAACCGGCTTATTCTTCTCAGGACGGTCAATTGTGGGGTCAGTCTGTAGAGCAACTACGAGACGGTCACACTGTTCTTTAGCTTCCTGTAGCATAAGCACATGTCCTGAGTGAAACAGGTCAAAGCAACTGGCTGTGATGCCGACTCGTTCTTGTTTAGAATTCATCGATCAAATCAATCATCTGTTTCATGCGGTTGGCAATGAAGTAGTTCAGGAGACCACTGCGGTCGCCACCTTGCTGCTTTTCGTAGCTATCGATAATAGCTTCCTTGATATCTTCTGGAATACGTGACAAGTCTACAAGTTCACGATTACGCTGGAAGTTGCGCCACATTTCATCACTAGTGATGAAGTCTTCTGGCTTCTGGTGCTTCCACTCTGCAACGCGGTCTTTCTTCATGGGACGCTGGCGTGAACCAGTCACGAACGTATCATCATCTGATAGAATGTTAGGAACACCGTCACCCTTATCACCCATGATAATGTGTTCCATAAGAACAGCGGCAGGAGACTCTGTTATCTTAACAAACTTTTTTTGAACAGGAGCATACTGCTTGACGTTGGACCATTTCTGTAACTGATTGAAGTCGTGGTCACCAGAGAGAACCAGAAACGGCTCTGCACTGGGCAGAAGGCCATCGACATTCGAAGTCTGACTATATTCAGCCAAAACACCTATTACATCATCTGCTTCTGCACCGTCAACATCGATGACAGGATACGGAAAGTGTTCTGACAATTCAGCACGAACCTGGTGCAATGCTTCGAAGATGGAATTCCAATCAAAGCCACTATCTGCACGGCTCTTCTTACGATTAGCTTTGTAGTTAGGAAAGAACTGGCGGCGCCAGTAGTGGCGATTATCACATGCAATAACAATCTCGCCAAACTCTGGTCCGAACTTACGCTTATAAGAACGGATTGAATTGATAATCATGTGGCGTATCAGAGGTAGATTGACCTCTACATCACGGCGACCACCAAGTTCTGCCATCATATTGCTAATTGCAACTTGATTAAAATCTACTACAATCATTCGCTTTCACCCTTGCTTTTAGTTAAGACTTCGCGAATGTCATCCAGAAGATTTATTTCTGGACAGTGGACGCCAGCTTGACGCATATACATGCCTTGGATCATAACAGCAATAACGGCACAATCGCCGTTAAAGTTGTCATTCAACTTACCCAACTTCTTGTCTACGGCTCTCAAAATGCCATTCAGACAAGCATGGGCAAAAGCCTCAGCGTCCTGGTATGCAGCATATTCGGTAGCACCTTCAAGAAAGTAATTGTAGGATTCCAAATCTTCTTTTGTGGGCGGTGCCGCACGAGGTCGAAGATATGTAATGTTATCATTATCTGACATTAAAAGACTTTCAAAATTAAAGTTGTTGCCGTGAGTCGAGGGCGCACATTCGCATTCTTACTTTTAACAGAAGAATACCATTTTGTCAAGTCTTTTTTAGCGGTCGCAGAAAATGCAGGAATCTGTTCTTCTGGTTTTCGAAGCAACTTGCAACTGGACATGGTCTCCTCATAGCCCACGAGTGATGCACCCTTTACAGTGATGCCGCCACCGACTGGACTATAATACTTGGAAATCTTGCGGGTCTTTGTATCGAACACCCAGACTTCACTACAGTTAAGGAGGTTGATGGGGTCAACGCTCTTGCCGAACTTGGGATCTTCTGCCAAGAACTTGACAGCCCGTACCAGTTTAGTTTTATCTTTAGGCTTCTTATTACGAACCTTAGCAACTTGCTTGCTAACATAAGCCTTCTTGAGGTCATTGACATAACCTTCGATAAGCTGGACAATCTTCTTGATGAGTGTGATACCAGGGAACGGGAAAGAATCCATAAACTCTATCTGTTCTTCTGTCAAGGTCTTTCGATCGGTCCGACGAAGTTCCAGAACTTCTGAATATTCTGCCAGCAGTGGCTGTAGCTTTTCGGCACAGGCTGCATACTGTTTATCATTCATCTTATATGGCATAAGAATCTGAGCCATGTTCTTATTGTCTTCGCCTGCGATAAGATTTTCGATTTCATCATTGACAAGACAAGAGATATAGGTAGAAGCCAACTTAACTGGCTTGACTACCTTGATCACAGGAGCGGCAACAGGCTCATCATCGTCATCTGACTTGATGCGCTTGTCCACCGCTTCCTGGATCTTTTCCCAGATGCGGTTCTGGTGAACCTCACTCACAGGGAAACCACGCATGGCAATTCGAGCCGTGTTGGCATAGGTTCGAGGTAGAAACTTATCTGGTACCTGACTGATAGCCTTTAGTTTCTCTTTATCGGCTTTGAACCAATCAGTAAGAAAAGCGCGACAGTCTTTGGCATCTACGATATAGTTATACCAGTTAAGAGCATTGCCGAACTCGCTTTGATAGTTTACGGGTTCGTAACTATCTGCCCAGATGGGCTCGACACCGACGAACTTCGACTCAGCAATAGGTACCTTAAGTTTATACATAATCACTCCTTGTCAATATATCTCATTATACGATATATCAAGGTATTTGTCAACCCTCAAATTTTACTGAAATTACAGTATCATAGCGAAAAGATCGCCATGCATTTTTATCGAGGTCCCATACGGCCAGCGAATCAGTAGGACCCTTTTTCTGAATTGATTCTTCAAGGTCGATTTGCTTTGGTAATACAGATTCTTGTAGGGTGCAGCGCATTACTCGCTCATCACCATTCTGCTTCGTAAAAGTAACTGTGCCCACCTTAGCACGAAGGTTGTTTGTAAGGTCTTCGCGCATAGCTTCAACTGTGGTAATCATTTCACATTCTCCTAATATTATCTTCATTAACAATTATTTGCCCTTTAGCATTTCTGCGAGGAGGGTCGGGTGCGGGTAAATCGTGAGTAGAACCAGAACCATGCTTCTCAAACTGAAAGAAGTCTGGAACTTCTGGTATGAGGGCTTTTGGTTTCTGCTTACGTGTTTTCTTAGCTTTTGGCGTCTCGGTTGGAGCTTTCGGTTCATCCACTTCAACTGAGACAATATTCACTATATCTGATTCGTCTCGTTTTGTCAACCCTAAAAACGTCATATTTGCTGCAATTATCAAAAGAATTGCCAGAGGGTCAAAAACAAAGATAAGAATGATAATCATCATACGAACGGCCTTGTCGATGGTGGCATTATCACCACTACCGTAGAACAGTTCCGCTACGTATTTGATTGGCCCTACTTCCGCTTCGAGTATGAGGTTCTCTGTTTTGAGCGGTATGAGATTAGTCTCAATAGTCTGAATGTTTGTAGCCGCAGCCTCAATTTCCTTATTAAGGGCCGCGCGTTCTCTCTTTTGTCTATTTCTAATGAAATTAGCATCGAGGATATTTTCGCTAGTAGTGAGTCGGTCCAAAGTATCCAGAGATGTTTGTGCATTCTTTAGTCTCCTTTCAGCCGAAGTCTTCTGACTTTCTAATTGTGCAATTTGCAATTGTGCTGAACCACCAACTGTGGTGTGTTCAATATGCGCTTTACTTAGATAGCCGAACACACCCATGCTGGTGATGAACGACAAGACTACCACTGCTATCGTAAAGTATGTCTTCAATAGTCTGTTAGCAATCTTCCAGTTACGATACACCCAACTTGCTGTCACAAGTTTAGCTAGTTCTAGGACAATACCCATAGCAGCGATTGCAATAGGTGAAGCAGGAAAGATGGCCATCAAGCCTAATATAGAAAAATAACCAGCAACACTAGTAATCGCTAGTGCTACCAGCATCAAGAGGGCTGCGAAAAACATCCAGGTCTCCAGTCAGGTAACTTTAATTCTTTCAAGTGCGATAGTCGTAATCTAACATTCCACATGTCATTGATACACCGATCATCAAATCGATACTCCCATTGTAGAATATGCTCGACTGCTTTTGCGTGAGATTTACCGGCATATTCTGCAACAACTTCTTTACGCATTTCGCCTTCATAGTTAGTAACATATGTAGAACTACCAAAATATTTTTCAAATAGTTTATCAGTCTTACATGAATAACCAATATAGTATTTGCCGTCGTCAAAGTAGGTGCAATAAACTCTATGCACTTTCTTTGGCAACGGCTTCTTCTTTTTAATAACCATTAGTTCACTCCGAGTGTGAACTATTTATTCGTCCTCGTCCCAGTCATCAAACTCGAGGTCTTCTTCGGCTATCTTGGTTCCACAAAACGGACAGTATTTAGTTTTGTAGTATTCTTCATCCAATTCATGCTCCACCAAAAACACGGCATCACATGAAAAGCATTCCTGTTCTTCCATTATGCAGCTCCCCAAACACTTTCCCATGTACCAGATAGAGCGCCCTTGGCGTAATCGGTAGCACGATTTTCAAAGAAGTTGGTATGAGTGGGTGCATTAATCATTTCTTCAACCCAAGGCAGTGGATTTTTCTTGACTTTAAAAATGCCCTTCATACCAAGACTAATCAATCTACGGTCACAGATGTAACGAATATACTTTTTAACATCGGCTTCTGTCAAATCTTCCATCTCACCCATAGAGAATGAAAGTTCGATAAACTTGTCTTCCAGTTCTACCATCTTTTCTGCAATGGTATATATGCTGGACTTTAGTTCATCGTTCCATATGTCTCTATTCTCTTCAACATATGCACGGAACAACTTAATCATTGACTCGGCATGTTGCGTTTCATCAACAATCGACCAAGTAACAATCTGGCCCATTCCCTTCATTTTCCCGTGACGGGGAAAGTTTAAGAGCATGATGAAGGATGAGAAGAGTTGCATACCTTCAGTGAATGCCGAAAATGCAGCAATATTAGTAGCGATAGTTTCAGGTGTTGCGCCCGCATTTGACAAGCCTAAGAAGTAATCGTGCTTTGCTTTCATGGAATCATACTCAAGAAATTCTTGATATGTCGTTTCAGGCATACCCAGAGTTTCAATAAGATGTGAGTAGGCTGCGACATGCAATGCTTCTCTGGCAGCAAATCCCATAAGCATCATACGAATTTCAGGCTGAGGAAAATATGGTAGATAGTTATTTACATAACCACCCGCCACATCGATATCACCTTGTGTAAAGAAACGAAAAATATTTGTGAGAAAGTGCTTTTCACCGTCATTGAGGCGCTTCTTCCAATCGTTGACATCTTCAATCATTGGGACTTCGGTGTGAAGCCAGTGTGACTGTTCATGCTTCAACCAAGCATCATATGCCCATGGGTAATTGAAAGGTTTAAAATAAGAACGTTCGCTTAAAAGATTAGACATTATACCTCCGCTGCCCATTTGATTAGATCGTCATAACCACCAACATGTTCGCCGTTAATCCAAATCTGTGGAACGGTGGTCACATTGGGAAGTTGTGCTGTAATGTCTTCCCAGACACAATCTTGGCCAACTACCATCTCAGTATATTTAATATCCATACCCTGCATAAATTCTTTTGCTTTTACGCAATACGGGCAATCTGGTTTTGATACTATTTGTGCAAAATATTGTGTCATTCGTTTACCCTTCGCAAGCTATACATGCATCGCCATCAATCATCGCCTTAAAGTCAATTTCTTTAATTGCGTCTCTTTCGATTCGTTTTGATACCTTATCTGCCTTACCAATCTTCTCGGAACGGCAGTAATATAGAGTTTTTAGACCCTGTTTCCATGCAAGATAGTGTACCGCATGAAGATATTTTATATTAGCATCCGGACGGAAGAATAGATTGAGAGACTGTGCCTGGTCAATAAACTTCTGTCTGTCTGCCGCGTGTTCAATGACCCACCGTTGGTCAATTTCCATGGAGGTCTTATAGACTTCCTTGGTTATTGTATCCATCCAAGTAAGGTGTTGAACCGAACCATCGTTGGCGATAATAGAAGACCAAACTTCGTCATACCAACCATCTTTCTGGGTCACTGATTCAAACTTAATGATTCCGTCAAGGTATTTATTCTTATTAAGGAATGAACCCGATAAGGTATCTTGACGATATGCATTTGCTCTCCACGGTTCAATCGACGGACTGGTATTGCCCATGATAATAGATGAAGATGCATTAGGCGCAATTGCTTGCATGTGGCTGAAACGGCGACCCGTGCCAGTAGCATCAGGTGCTTCGCCACGTTCTGTACCTAGTTCTAGATTAGCAGCATCTAGGCGTGTCTTAATGTGCTTAAAGATACGCATATTGGTACCCTTAGCAACTGCCGACTCCCATGCAACACCCTTGCGCTGGAGATAAGCATGGAAGCCCAGAGCGCCAATACCGATAGAACGTTCACGCTTGGCCGAGTAGATTGCTCTCGAAACTTGCTTCGGTGCATTGTCAATGAAATACTGGAGAACATTGTCTAGCATTTCTGCCATGTCCTTCAGGAACAATGGGTCTTTCGACCATGCATCATAATATTCTAAGTTAACAGAAGACAAGCAACAAACGGCTGTGCGCTTCCTATCAGTAGGAAGAATGATTTCCGAGCAAAGATTTGATTGGTGAATCTTTAGACCCAATGCCTTCTGAAAATCAGGCAATGCACGGTTCGATGCATCGATAAAGTGAATATACGGTTCACCTGTCATCATTCGCAATTCAAGTATCTTCTGCCAAAGTTCCTTGGCAGAAACAGTATCACGGATTTCGCCTGACTTTGGATCAGTTAGATTCCAACTGTCATCGGTATCATCGTCTGCCATACAACGTTCGATGATTTGCATAAAATCGTCGGTGATATTGATTCCGTGGTGCAAGTTGAGCGCCCGCATATTCGGGTCGCCCGTCGGCTTGCGCATTTCTAGAAAAAGCCCAACATCAGGGTGAGAAATATCCAGATAAGCAGCATAAGAACCACGACGAGTGCGACCTTGACGGTAAGCCATAGAAGAAGCATCATAAGTGCGAAGATGAGGCATAACGCCAGTAGACTTATCATCTGCGGCGCGAATGCCAAAACCAATACCAACGCCGCCACCAAGCATAGACAACCAGTTAGTTTCTGAAAGATTTTCAACTAGACCCTCCGCAGTATCGTCAATGAAGTTTAGAAAACATGAGATTGGCATACCGCGCTTCGACCGACCAAACGAGAGGATCGGAGTGGCGTATGACAACCAGTGCTTTGATGCATATTCGTATAGACGCTGCGCATGTTCAGGATTAGAACCGAACGTCTTTGAAACAAAAGCGAACCGATGCTGTGGAGACGTTTCATCGTCCTTCATGTATGATTCTTGAAGTCGCTGAATACCTAGTTTGTCAAACAGGGAGTCCCGTGATAAGTCAATTTGAATATCCAGATAATTCTCTCTTGCCATTTATAGTCCCTGTTCCTTTAAAACTTTTTCGATGTCTGGTTTAAAGTAAGTATCTGGTTTCAGAATCTTACCGTCATTCCTCTTTTTAATTTTTCCGCTCTCAGAAACCTTACTCATATTTGATGCACGAACTTCTTCCCATACCGCATCAAAATTAATACCCAGAGTTGCGAAAAGTCCTTTTACGACCCAGACTAAATCTGCGCCGCCGTCAGCAACATCTCCGATGTGGCGACGAAGAAACCCGTCACAAAGTTCACGGAATTCCTCATCAATTAGATCAATATATAGCTTCGCTTGAGCCTCATTATTTTCATTTAGATGTGGAGTTGCACCAATATACTGGTCGGCTGCGACCATAAACTGTTCAACATCATTCTGATAATTATTATTCTTCTTACTCAATGTATAACTCCCATCTTTATTTTCCGTCCAAATTATTGTATCACCGGGCTTCCAACCCGTTTCTTGTTCAAGTCCATCCCAAGCGATATAATGTTCATCCGAAACGGCATCATACTGCACTGTAACTGTATCTGGCATTTTTCGCTTCCTCTAGAATGTTGAACTTTGGTTCCCAACCATAACTTTTTAGTAAGGATATGTCTGCATGTGTCTCTTGTCTTTCACCGAAGACTTCTTTTATTGGAACATCACGATATCCATATGCGTTGGCAACATCAATTACTGATACTGGATCACCAGAACCAATATCTAACTTACACGAAATTCTCGTGTCTGTCAAGATAATTTTGATTGCGGAGACAACATCTTCTACATGTGTCCAGTCTCGTTTATGGTCTGTCAAATATTCTACTTTGTTGTTTAGCATCATATCATAAAACATATCAGGTCTAGAATCTGGCCCATAAACAGTATGAAATCTCATACCCACGGAATAATTGGGGGCTAGTTGTTCCATAGCCTTTTTACTGGTGGCATACGGATTCTTCCACCATTCGTATATAGAGGAAGATGAAGCATAAACACATCTAAGGTTTAGACGTTCACATTCATCGAACACTTTCTTCGAACCCGCAACATTTACATCCCAGTATTCTTCTGGATTTTCCCAACTCTTTCTAACACCAGCGAGGGCAGCTAGATGAAGGACTGCATAATAATAGTCAGAGATTTTGAAGTCTCTGATATCACCTTGGTATGGAATAACCTCAAAGTCTTTTGATAGAATGCGCATGGCATTTCTACCGATAAATCCCTCGTGGCCAGTAACAAGAATTTTCATTATTTTCTTCCCGACTTTTTTGAGTTAAAAATTTGGCGCGAAAAAAATTGGGTCTGCTGGTTTTGAAAAAGTTTCCAGATTTTTGGTCAAGGTAATTTTCTTTCAAACTCTGCCCATGCTGCCATGTCATCTAGTGCCCTGATTACATCGGGGAAGTGTTGACCGATGATTGTCCAGCACTGTTCTGCTACGATACGGTGTTCTTTCTGTGTCGCTTTATCCATACGCAACTGGCAGTAGTGAACCCATGACCGAAGCGAACCTGCCATGATGATAGTTGACTCGGTGTTGCCTTCAGGAAGAACGGCCCTTGCTTGTTCTTTGGCGATACCATTTTCTATTGCCCACTCATACGCATCTAATGCAGCATCAGTAGCAGCGACCTGTTTCATTGCCCATTCTTCGGCCAATCCGTTGTTGTCGGATCCCAATTCCACCGAGTTTTGTCGGTTATTGGCATCCTGTAGTCGTGCTTCTCTAATGACGAATCCAAGGTCTGTAGTCGGATCTGCATATCTCTGTGAAAATTCTTGGAACGAAAAGGATCGATGGCGAAGAATTTGCCGAGCGATGTCACGAGTTGTTTTAATTTCCATTGATACATGTACCATCTCCAAGGGTGACCAATGCTGGTTCTTGATAAGGTATTGAACCAGTTTCGGTGCTGTTGCAGTGTTGTTTTGATTTGAAGGATTAGATACTCTTGCTGCCCATGCAACAAGTTCATTAGCAGTATTACATTCTGTATATGCACTCGGCTTGGTAATGCCAATCAAATTTACTTCACTCATTAAAATAGGGTCCTTCGATTAATAGCCTAATATTTCATATTCTTTTTTAAGAAATTCTAAACAGAAATTTCTTTCTTCGGGAGTTATATCTATATGAATAGGATTTACATTCTCTCTAGGCAATTCAAAATTTTCAATGTCTAGATACTCTCCAAGAGAGGATAAATCTTCCAATTTAAATATCTTTATGTTTCCTGTAATGGAATTTTCTATCCATGATAATTGCGAATCATAAAAGTTAGTCAAAACAGGTGTGGTATAATGCTCTCTCATTCTTTGACAAAAATTCGAGAACGTGCCAAATTTACTAGGATTATTTCCATATCTAAACACACTAATTAATCTAGCTAACGGCTCTCTAACTATAACAAATTCTTTGTAATCAGTGGGCAAACTTACGAATTTTTTCGCGAGGGTTTGGTTGATAACAATAGGGTCAAAATTTTGTTTTAATACCATGATAGGTTCAGAATGTTCGGATAATGCAAGTCTAACAGAAGTGCCAGCGGTTTTAGGTATATGAAAAAACATAAACCTTTTACTATGAGACAGTAGCATTATTCTACATTAAATTCTTTAACTGTCTGGAACTGTGCCTTACTTACGAAACCAACACCCAATAGATGGTCTACACGGTCAGTTGCGTCGGCATAATCTGCATATCTACCATCATCGAACCACCACCAGCGGTCAAGACCAAGGAACCAGCGAGGCTGGCGTCGATACTCGACCAACCACATATCATCTGTGCGATGGATACGTAACTTTGTAATTCTAGTATGGTATATTTCTACGCCATATTCATTGGCTACCAATTCGCTCATACTTTCCCCCACTTGGGATAGTTTACCGGCAAATTCAGTTTTTTCCGGCCTGTCTTATAATTCAGTATTAGTTCAACCATTTTGTTTCCAAATTTTTGGTTCAAATCATCTGAAAAGTGATTGTGCATGATTGAAGGTATAGATGGATCATGAGACTGTATTGAGACTAAAGCTTCTTGGATAGTTATAGAATTTTTAAATATGTAGTCGCTACTGTCGGCAAAACATCGTAAGTGTATGACATAAGGAATACACCATTTTTCTATCATTTGGTCTAATTCTCGAAACCATGACTTTTTTGCCCATCCGCAGTATTCAAGTGACCATAGTTCTTCATAATATAATTTACCAGCTTCTATAATACGTTGTAATTTTTCTTCACTAATATCCTCTTTACAATGTTTTCTGTCCACCCCGCCGTCGCTGACACTGCGATAATTTATTCCTAAGTTGTAGTCGTTAGGAATTCTATTAGCTTCGGTATGGCATAATATTAATACTTTTGGAATGCCTTTTTGAATTTCTTCAAGTAATGCCCGCCGAACACTCCACCAGCTTGCACCAGCAAAACCTACTCCTCTTGGAATATGATTATAACCAGTTAATTTTTGACTTACAACCATGGGCCAGTCGGTAGATTCTTCCCGTGCAGCGCAGAAGCTATCACCTAGTATTAGTATATCATTGGGTTTAAACTTCATATCTTTCTCCACATGGCATATCTTGCCTTTGCTGCTAGTCCTTGAAACGTATTATCATTTATAATAGCATGAATTTCATCGGGTGTCAATCCATTTTCAATCATCTCATTGATATCTTTACCGGGAACACTGTCTGGCCAGATTACCATCTTATAACTCATATCTATATACTTATTCATCAACTTACCGACTTCTCGGTTTTTAGGTTGATTGTCAAAAATAATTGTTATTTTTTCTTTTTGTATCGGGAGTTGGTCGATTTTTCCGAATGACGTTCCAGCACAAGCGATAGAATTATCCAGAAAAAGGGAGTCAAGGGGCCCTTCGACGACAAGTATTTCTTTTGTAGGATCGACCTTATCCAGACCGAAAATGGATGGCGCATCTTCATCTACCTTAACATTAATATAACGTAACGACTCGCCTCGGATTCCGCGAAGGCTAACAACCAAGAGTTTACCAGAGCCATCAAAAAAAGGAATCGCAAGCCGCGGCTCGGTTGTAATGATGGACTCTTTGTATTTGGAATTAAGTTGTATGATGTCTTTAACATTAGGAATGAAATACAGCCGACTAAAAGCATCGCGAGGGATTTTGCGGTCAGTAACATATTTAATCACCTCGTGGTCATCTGGTAGTGTGTCAAGTCGATCCATAATCTGGTCGATAAGTTTGGGGTCTGGCTTTTTAGTAAATACAGGCGGCGAAAAATCTAGAACGTCTTGTATTCTTTTGTGAGACTTAGCAGGTCCAACTTTAGCGGTGTCCGCGTAACGTTGAATGACATACTGCTTGTATTGATTGTCATCAAACTGTTTGAGAAAGTTGCCGAACCCCATAGATACACCACAGTTATGACACTTGTAGTTCAGGTCGTTCTTACCCAAGAAGAAATAGCCTCGCGATTTTCTTTTGTTGCGCGAGGAGTCACCGCAGATGGGACACCTGCAGTTCCAAAGATCGTTAGATTTTTTCTTGAAGTTCTCCAGGCGATACGAAATGGCATGGAGAAACTGAATATCAATATATGCGCTCATAGATTTTACTATACACCTTTTGCAGGTGTAAGTCAACCTTTTTAGAAGAACTTCATCACCATGGGTAATATTTTTGTGATGATAGCACCGATAGCGATGCCCCCACCAATCATAATATACTTGGTTCTTTCCAGTTTGTCAATACGTTCTTTATGTTTTTCTTCTTCTTTTTCTACCGATTTTTTAAGATCGCTGATAGCATTGAGAAGTTTGTCTGAAGTGGTTTGAATTTTTGCTTCAAGTTCACGAGTGATAGTGGTGATCCGCGAATGTAACTCGGCGTTACTTTCCTTAGTTTCTTGTCTGTGCACCTCTAAACTCTGGTAAATATCTTCGTTGACATTTTCTTGTGCCTCAAGTTTAGTGTCATGCACAGCCAGCATCTTATTGATGCAGTTGGAAACATCGCCAATCTTTTCGATTGCGAGGTCAAGACGGCTGAACACAACCTGAATTTGCTTCAGGTCATGTTCGATTACCGCGACTTTGGTTTCCAACGATTCCATTTATTTTTTCGTTGCTGCTTTGACTTTTGCTTTTACTTTTTTCACTTCAGTTTGTACCGTCTCAGCCGCAGTTGCGGCTTCAGCGATAGAAATTTTACCATCTTTGTTTGTGTCTACGAGACCAAACAACTTCTTTAGTAGTGCTTTAATCTTTTCCATGGTTTATCCCCAGTTTGCGAATTGTTTTGTTTTCTTAATACGGTCATCTAGACCGTGCGTTCCACCATTTACTCTACGAGTAATCTGACCAATAACTGCATCGGTAACACCCTTATCCGCGATTGCGAATAGACCGTTCTTATTGAAGAACCATAGAGCGGATTCGAAAGCAAGTTCTGTTGCTACGATGTCTGGATTTGTCAGAACATCTGGGCGCTTGATTGATTGTGAGAATGCAGTGTAGTTATCCTTACCAGTTAACTGGATTGGACCACGACCACGGAACTTATATCCGTCACCCGATGACTCTGGCCCATTGCCCATACGATTAGCATACACTTTGTTTGCAATCTTTTCTGGCTTACGAGCATATCCGGCAGTCGATGCGATTGTTGGAAAATACTTCTTGAAGATGCCGTTGAGGCCCTTGTCAGAGTAATTTAGATTTTCTGAGAACACCTTGAAGCCGCCAGACTCATGGGCACATTGTCCAAAGAAGTGTGCAGCCTGTGCAGTTGATAGCTTGAAGTGTTCTTTTGCACCCTTGAATGTACCAGGGCCCCACTTACCGTCAGCTGGAATACCGCACTTCGCTTGAAGTGCAGCCATTGGTCCAAGACCAGCAGTTGATGTTGCTTGAACGGCGGCCTTAGCAACTTGCGCTACTGCTTGAACAACAGGCGCACCCGCTTCTCTGGTAGTCGATGGGTCAAAGTCAGCAACAGGTGTATACTTTGTGCCGCCAGCCTTAGACTTAGTGGCAATCAACCGTTGTTTACGATTACCGCCTTCTTTCTTAATCGATGCATGAACCCAGCCAGAATTCTTATCACCAGCAGCATAGAACTCAAGAATAACCTGGTCAAACTCTAGGTTATCGGCAACCCAGTCAGCAACCTTCTTGTTGTCTACACCCCTAACTTCGAAGTCAATTGCTTGACCGTTAACGTGTTGAGAAGTCTTCGAACCACCTACTGCCTTGTTGACAAGTGGTGCGCGATAAGACGAGTTGATTGTAACTGGCCCAAACTTGGCTCTTACTGGCTCAAGAATCTTCTCGCAACAGTAACGCATGTTTTCAATATGCTCGGCTGTTGGTGTGTTAGGGATGCCTAGGCGCTTGGCAGTAGGCGATACTGTCATTTCTGACAATGCAAAATGTTCTGTTAGCTGTGTCATTAGAATGGTCCGTGGTCTTCGTCTGAATCTTTATACTTATCAATTGCTGCCATCAGTTTAATTTCTGTGTCAGCTTCAATTGATTCCGCTTGGGCATTGGTAACATGCGCTTCTGCTAGTGCTTTATGGTCAGTCTTACCTAGCTCTTGAACTTTGACATTGGTATCAAGTTCTGAAACTTTCATGCCCATCATCGTAGCAAATGCACCGACGAAAGCACCAACAATAGTCGAGAATGCTGGACCAATAATCTTAAAGATTTCGTTGTTATCGATTGTCTCATTAGGAACAAAAAGGCCAATCATCATGGTCACAACAACAGACATCATAATGATGCCAAGAATAGCCGCGGCCATCTTCATGATGGTAAGTTGAATCTTACCCTTCTCAATTTCTAGTTCTTGGAGGGTATCAATTTGTTTACCCACCGAGAAAAAATTTGACAAACTCATTGTGCATTCCTTCTTATAATTTTTTTCTTCTTTTTATAATTTGCTTGTGCCTTCTTAGAGACACCAGGTTCTGCTTGGTTGGCTTTAGTTGGATTTGGAATACCAATCCCAGCTATTCCACCACCACCGACACCCATCTCTTCAACAAACTGTCTGAATGATAGTGTTCTGTTCTCTAGGTCTTCTGCTAAAGCAATAGCGTCTGGTTCTTGGTGTGCCATGTAGAATAGTTCCTCTAATATATCTTCGTCATATTCTACACCCTCTTTTACCAGCGCAACCGCCGCGGCAAAAGAAAGAAAGTTTTTACTTTCTACTGGTACCATATGAATAATTCTTTTCAATCTAAAAACTAACCGATGGAGATAAGTGTATGCTTCTCTCTCGACATCTGTATTAAGTTTTGAAATTGGTTTAATTTCTTTACCGGTCTTGTCGATGATGCCCAGACGATATGCATCCGTTCTGTCAAACGGAGTAGTAAGCATCCATAGGACGCGCATTGTAATAGCATTATCGATTAACTTAGACATCTATTTTCCTTAATGCCGCGGCAACTTGTAAATCTAAAGATACATCTGGTATATCATCTGCGGTCATTCTATTTAGATAGACTAGAAACGTCTTTAGATAACTCCAATACTTCTTCTCTACTTTATACAAAAGCATCAACGAAGTATTTTCACCAAAAACATTATATAAAACTATCAAGTGATTGAGTATTAATCTTTCACTTAAAACATCTGTTGTTTCATATCTGCGAAATAATCGCTTGACATATTTAAATCGTTTTAAATCTTCTTCTAAGTCTGACATACCGAGGCAACCTCGATTGTCATAACTCTTAATAGCAAAGATCAAAAAATTATCATCATTTAATTCAAACATATTATGTTACTGTCGCCGTTCCCCCAATGAAATACCACAGTGTTCCTTGGAACATTAAAGTAGCAGTATCTCCTGCGCCATTAAAGACAATGCTAGAATGGCCAATATTATTCGTAATTGATAATGTGCGACTACCGGAATTTGATACCATGATAATCGTCTTAAACTGACCATCAACACCGTCTGCAATTGTTAGTTCGCCATTTGCAGATGGCGAGGTAATCGTAGTGACATTTGCTGTGATGGAAATGGCACCCGGAGACGATAAAGTCTGCGGAGTGCCACCCAATGCAAATTTTTCTTCCAGAACTACTGGAGAAGGAATACCACCAAACAGATTGGCAATAGTAACTTTATGATCATAGGGACTTGTTGAAGGTTTCACGAGATACAGGACATCGGTCGGTTCGACCGATGTCGCTGGATTCATTGCGGTTACTTTGCTATCTGCCATTAGTTATTAGTCCTCTGGGAATTCAATATCGTCAGCAGCATCACTGCTGATACCGTTCTTCGAAAGTGCAACCAGAACTTCATACTGGATACGACCAGCGTGTGCACCAGTTAGAACCTTACGCTTCACCCAACCTGTGTGAGCAACAGCACCAGATTCAGCATTGTCAATTCCTTGGTTTACACCGAGTGCTGCATTAGCAGTTGCAGTTGTCGCTGTCATAAGATCGAAATACTGAGCATTGTTACCAGTGCCAGTTAGATTAAGACGACCAGTCGATATGAATGTCTGCGAGTTGTTACCTGTGCCACTAATGTCGATAGCAGCGCCACCCGAAGTCAATGCTAGTTGGAAAGTATCGGTAGTCTTATTAACAACAAAGTAATCATTACCCGAAGTCAAACCAGTAATACTCGTACCACCTTGGTTGTTGTAGTTAAGTTCTGCACCATTAACTAGTCCATGGGCAGTTGAAGTAATAAAATTAGTAGTTGTGTTAACATCAGCAGTAGCAATAGTCTTATTAGCAACAGCAGTGGCACCACGAGCGGCAGTGTTATACAGGATGAAAGCACTTGAATTTACTTGTCCTGGATAGTAAGATGTTCCGTTTGTCAAACCAGCAAGTTCAGTACCACCATTATGATAATACTTGATTTCTTCGCCAGCAGTTAATCCGTGATTGGCATAAGTGATGGCTTCTGTTGTAGTATTAACGCCAGTTGTAGGAATAGTTCTGCGTGGAACTGAAAGATTTACAGTAGGAGCAGTTTCATATGATGAACCGTTATTTGTTACAGCGATTGCAGTAACTACGCCACCAGAGATGGAAGCAGTTGCAGCCGCAGAAGAACCACCACCACCAGAGAAACCAACAGCAGGTACTTCAAGGTAACGTGTACCACCTTGGATTAGAGCAACCGCTGAAATGTAACCACCCGATTGGTCGCCGTGAATTTCGTTGCTTCTTACACCAAAAACTTGTGTCGATTCAAAGTCAGTTGATCCAACAGAGGCAACGAAAGTTGGTTTTTCGTGGGCTCTATATGTTTGACCAGAGAATGTAGTCAGAGTTGTTCCTGGATTTGCATTGATAACAGTCGCCACTGTTTCACTAGCAACGGCGATTACAATCATTTCCTGAGTACCAACACGAACGATATCATTAACAAGAAGAAGATCCGTCACGAACAAGGTGTCTGTACCTGTTAGAGTTCCGCGACCGTAATCTAGACTTAGTGTGAACGTATGCGAAGCGCCAACACCATCAGTCGAAGCGATGATAGTTGGGTTATTGTGAAGTGCGTCTGCTTCTGAAGCGGCAACACTAAACGTATCTGTAGTAACATTAGTTACGTAGTAAGTGGTGCCAGATGTCAGACCTACAACAGAGGTTCCTCCACCGTTTGCATATGCAACAGGATCACCCAGTTGGAATGGATGTGCGGCAGAAGTATATACTCCAGCGGCATGCCCTGTTGCACCATTGAATGTGATAGCAGGTGCAGTAAGAGTTACTGTACCTGACACTGATTTACTATCTGCTTTACCCCATGCGGACATTAGTTGTCTCCCTTTTTATATTCTTGATCTACAAAGTTAAAAAATTGTTTGCGTTTTTCTTCATCAAGTTCCGAGGGAGACTTGATACCATACTGTGTAAGTGCTGCATCAAATGTGGTCTTATAAGACTCATTCATCTGTGTGATGGCAGCGATATCAGCCAGTGCTTCGCCGCGACGAGATTCTTTTGCAAGAAGTTTGCGCCCAGCACGAATGCGGCCAGTTAGACGATTTCCATACTTTTTCATACTAGCCGGGTCATTAACATTTGCAACGACTTCACCCGGTTTAGTCTTTGCCTTATCCATATAAGATTGAAGTTTACCCTTTGAAAGTTCATCGATTGATTCGACCTCTTCTTTCACACCAGCATTCAGTTTTTTGGCATGAGCATGTGCAGCCTTGTGCTGGTCAGGAGATGTTTGCTTTGATTGAGTGTCTCCATAAGGAAACGACTTGACAACCTTTGATGTCATCAATGCCTGACCCATCGCATCTTTTTTCCCAGTGGGAATTTTTTCGTTGACATGATGTGCATTATTAGCTGTGTGAACAAAATATGTTGCTTCTTCCAGATCGACTTCCTCAGTGCGAGAGTTTTTCAAGTCTGCGGCACTAGGTGCACCCTCTGAACCTGGCTTGCGCATACGTTCACCCGACCCAGCTTTAATTCTCTTACGCTTGGCATGAATGTTATCCCATAGACCGCGCTTCTCTTCAAGTTCGACATCTTCTGGCAAACCTTTTTTACGGCGCATTGCAGCGGTGAAGTGGTCAGGTGTTCCAGTATCTGGATCCATTTTCAGGTTGGCGCCTGCCTTCATTGCCTTCTTAGCAAGATGTTGGGCTACATTCTTTATTGGATTACCATACTTGTCTTTACGCTCACCGGCTTTTCTATATGGACCTTCGAATGGCATTTTTTCTTCATTCATCTCACCTTGCATATAGTTGCTTGCGGTTGAGATATAATCTTCTGCCAAAGTAATCTTGGACTGCACCCACTCAGGAAGATTGGTGTCATCGGAAAGCATGTCATGCATACGTTGCGAGTTAGCAATGATTGACTTCAGTTGGCCCATTGCCATGTCACCTTCGTAGTCATACTCTGTCTTTTCTTTTGCTTCAGTAGCATAAGTCTTAGCACCTACTCTAGCCTTATTAAAGATAGAATCATCGCCCAGAACAATGAACATCATGGAATTTAAGAAGTTTGCCATGACATCGCGCTCGGCGCCTTGAAGTGGATAACCACCTTGTATCTTAGTAATAGCTTTACGCAATAGAGGAATAGTATTCGATGGCATTAGTCCAGCACGGACTAGTTGCTGCAAACGCATATCCAAATCTACTGACTCTGCCATCACTGTGTCTTTAATTGTTTGTTCGAGTGACATTAGTATCTCCTTATCCTCTATATTTATCACTTAGAGGATGCACGGATCATCCAACCGTGCTTGGCATGAACATCTAAACGCTCTTCGATTAGATTTAATAACCCTCTATTATTTTCTGCGTCTGCTAATTTATGGGCTGAATTTAAAGCCTCAATAACAGATGCGTTTGCGTCATTAAGGTCGGCCAGCATACCAGATACATCTACACCATAGATATTAGATTCTTTGATGGTAGTAATAGAAGCTAGTTCTGTCATATTATATGGCGCATATTCATCCAACGCTCTAATTTCTTCTGCGATAGTGTCTACAGCCGCAAACAGTTCTTCGTAGATACCAGAAAAGAAATCGTGCATCTGGGAGAAGTCTTTACCTTCTACATTCCAGTGAAAGCCATGCGCCTTAAAATACATTGCATATGTATTAGCCAGCACAATTTTAAGGGCAGTATTCAACTCGTCCATATTATCTCTTCTTTGTTCTTGCGTTTGTTACGCGGGTCTGGTCACGCTTTCTTTCGCTCTGTTGCAGGCGAATAGAAATTCTTGATACCATCGGTGCCATACGTTTTACTTGTGCTTCGATACGCGCCTTTTCAGAGGCTGATACAGAAGATGGGTCGCGGTTACGAAGAATGCGCTTGTAAACCATTCTACGAGCGGCGCGAATTGAGCGGCCCTTAATTACATCTGGCGTAGCAATACGCTTTAGCGCCATATTCTTTGCAAGATTACGGCGAGTCTTGTTGCGCATTGCAGCAAATCTTTTCTTTAGACGACCCTGAGGAGTGATGGCTTCATCTAGTTCGCCTTCATTCTCATCTTCATCTTCGTCTTCGTCTTCTTCGGCATCATAGTATTTACTTAGGTCTTGCCATGAAGAAGATTCAATTTCATTGGTGACATCTGCCTCAATTGCAGCCAAGTCAGCCTCAGTGTATTGATTTGCCTCATCGTCCGCAATCATGGCCTCTAAACCAGGTAAAGGTGATAGTTGATACGGCGAAGGATAATTTGCCGGCGAGATATTGTCTGTGCAAGGTCCCATTGTCTGACCCATTGTCTCTTCTGAGATAGCTCTCATGAAGTCAGCATGTGACTTGTGCGCTCTCTTCACTAGGCTTTCTTTTTCGATTGAAGACTTCAATGAGTGATAGCGGTCATTGAACTTCTCTACATGATTAGGTGCCACGTGGTGTTCTGCACCGTCATAGAACTTAACCTTGGAGCCAATGGATGTGGCTTTACGAAGTTGCATAACAAGATGCTTAGGTTCTTCTGCCCTCTGGACTGCCTTTTTCTTTGCAATATCTTTCTTAGCCTTCGCGATTTTTTTCGGGTCGGCAAGTGTCTTTCGTAGTTTGGCAGCAAATTCAGAACGCTTCTTGGCACCTAGGGCCGAGATTTCGTCGAGTTGTTGTTCTTGGATAGCATCACCAGAAAATGGATTCATTGCGGGAATCTTATCAGCCGCTAGACCTTCTTGTCCTGGTGTCATAGCTGCCCACTTCTTGCGAAGTTCTGGGCTACCCCATTCGTCTTCTTTACCTAGTTCTTCTTTGACAGTGCGGTTGTTTAAACGTTTTGCCATACCATCACGAATTCGCGAGAGAGACCCGACACTGCTTTGGGGTGTTCTTGGTTTTTCAGCAGCAGGATGCATCGTAGGTTTAGCAATCGGCGGACGTTTTGGTGGCGTTTTCGGCGTATAACCATTACTAACGCTGTGTGCATTTTGGTCAATACCATACTCGTTGATCTGTTCGATTTCTTCGTTACAATTCCAGCGGCGTAGTGACATAGCCTTACGGGTTGGACGACCCTTCTCATCTTTCATTGGACCTTTCATGCCACCCATGCGGGCGCAGAATGATCTACGACGACCAGCAGCTTCACCTTTTGGGTCCAGCTTACTAGGAGGTGTAGTAACGGCAGTCTTGATGCCCATAGCCTTAGCACCCTTACGAGTTAGACCAGCGCCATCTTCTGTTGAACGGTAGTGACCCTTAGAGTCTTCGCCGCGCCCCTCTTCTATCTTGTTTGATACTTCGGTCGTCTGCGCATTCAATGGCTTGCGACCTTCTTTCTCAGTAGCTTTCTTGTATGCAACGTCCATATCTTGGTCTTTATCGCTCTCTTGCGGCTTTAGACCAGCATTTGAATGATAGCCATATTCGCCTTCTTTAGGAAAGCCTTCTCTTGGATAATGGTCGTTTGCTTCTTCAATTGCAGGAGTGCATTCACCGCAACATTCTGGAGTGCCACAGTTAACATGCTCGGCATCTTCTTTAACTTGACGACCCATGCCACTCGAATAGGTATTCAATTCATACGGGTGTGTGCCACCCTTGTTGAATACTTGGACATGTACCATGTGCTTCTTGCCACTAGTGTGAGTGGCTGGCATACTTACAGAAGTGGTATTGCCTTCGCTTGGCTTCTTAGAACCAACACCAACGTGCTGAAATCTATCATCGTCACTTACATTAAGACCAGACTTTTGGTGGTGTGATAGTGCGTGATTGATTGCATCGGTATATGATTTGTGATACAATGTATATGCAGAACCACGAGCCTCTTTCAGTCGCGCCTTTGCTTTCTCAATAATATTAGCCATTAAAAGTATCTCCAGAAGCTAAACGTTTGCTATATTTATAACAATTACTTCTTCGATTTCTCGGAGTTGATACGATCAACCTCAGTTTTGTTATCTGCAATCCACTTCTGTAGAGCAATCAATTGCTGGGCGTTTTGCTGGCATCTGGAGTAGTTTGTGATGATTCCGACGAGGGCCGTAGTGTCTGTAATTCCTGAGGA